CCATCCTTGACCTTAACTGGCTTGTAGTCAGATGCTTGACCGTTGACGTTGGCTAACATGCCATTAAAGATGTTAGTTGCAGATAATCCATCATCGGGAGCAACATCTACTTCATAGTTTTCTTTGACATAATCTACTGTGCGGAGTTTGTTTTCACAACACCATTTAGCTTCGTCAAATTCAGTTGCAGATGGGTCGAAATTGAAGTCAAACGGCGAAACTACTGAGTTGTCGATGTCGCCTAGTTGTTGTGATTGCATGACTTCTTGACCTTGCTCATCTAGGGCGAATTCGCCTTGATCATCTAGGGTGTTAAGTTGTGCTTCGTCACCTAAGTTTGGGTTCCAGTATGTTTTAATGATGCCTGTACCTGTTGTAATCTGCCATAATGCCGATTTAAAGCGTTTCTCGTCCATATTCGAGTTACGCCAGATGAAATCTAAGGCTTGAGTGCCTACCTTGGAAGAGTCTATGTCCTCTTCCTCGTTTGATGCGGCGATAACGGCGAACTGTGGTTTTGATTTGGTTATCTTTGCAAGTTCAGTGCGGATGATAGGACGAATGCGATTGACTGTTACCCTATCTTCCCAAGTCTCCTTAGGCTTTTCGACTATTTTACGACTTGATTTATCGTATGAAATCCATTGTTTCCCTGTTAAATACGCAATATTAATAGCCCAAACTTGCTCCAAGGGAAGGTTTTCAGCTTCCTTTAAACGTTCTTCAATAAACGTTACCGACTCTTCTTCGTTGACGGCTTCTGGCTTGTCTGTGATTATTTTAGCCAAGTGTTTCACCTCGTTTCATACAAAATAAAAAGCCCTATTTCTTAAGCTTTGTTTTTGCTGTTTCTTTAATTTCATTAAAAGATTCTTGAGCTTGCATTTGCATCTGAAAATGTGTGTTACTAATTTTTAACTCATCAACTTCAATTGGTGAGGTTTTTACATTCTCCATATATTCTTTTAGTACAATTACATGATCTGGTAATTCTATTTCTTCCAACTCACACGGCAGAGATCCTAAACTCAACTTCTCATACAGCTTTGCTTCCGCTTCTTCCTTACTCTCGGCAATCACTACGCCTTGAATTTGTCTGAATCCACCCATGTACAATTTAAAGCTCGACATAAACATTCTCCCTTTGCTCTTTTACTTTTACTTCTATCGGCTCTGCCATTTGCTTGTACTCAACAAAGTCCCTCGCTTGTACGCGATCGTAAAGCTGTGCCCTCTCTTTAGCTACGTCTTTGTTGTAGAGATATAGGAAGGTGAGCGTTGCCAGATAGGTTAGACAGATGATTGCGGTTGTCATAGATCCTTGTACCGTCCTTTCGGCTTTTTGGTCATGTTGTCTCTGTGTTTTTGGGCTCTTGCGGATAGGGAATTGCCATAGTCGGGCTTGGGTTTAACTTTTGGCGGGCATGGTCTAGCTGCACACCAGTAACGTAGGGAGTCTGGTCCGTGGCTTAACTCATGATTTGATGCACTATCAACATCGTTTGGATCCTTGGGGTCACTCTGTAGCTGTGGCAAGCACCTGATTAAGTTAACACAGTTTTTAGTGATCACAAGGCTAGCTGTGGTTATCTCCTGCTCATCATCGTATGGCTTAAGCCACTCCTTTAGGTTGTACCAGCCCTGTACTCTATCGTTGTTGGCTTTGGTTAGATCTAGGTCGTTATCCTGGAATATCTCAGCTGCGCTCTTGCCGGTTTCTTGCCTGCGGTTCCACAGGTCCGGTGGTGCAATCGTCTCATAGATAGGCTCAGTGGTCATAGCTTTTATTGCGGCAGCTGCATCCGATATGATCAGGTTGGATTGGTATAACTCTTTATAGACGTATGCCTTTTGGTGTGTGTCTACCGCGATCCAGTAAGCCGCTAGCATGTCTAAGCCGTAGTCTAGAGTGATGTACCGCCGCCAGTCGTTAGAAATAACAAGAGAATCAATAACATGTATATCTGTCCTGAATTCGTCGAAGTATTGCCCTCCTGGTATGCCGTATTCCCCGAGGCCAACCACTTTATAGCGGTCAGGGTTTGTGATTGCCAATGCTTCAATCTTAGCGTGATCCGCTTCGTCTAACCACTCATTGCATTTATGGGTCGTAGTTAAGGTGAACGCCTCCGGATCAACGTTGTCGAAGAATCTCTTCTTTGTCCAGTGACTGTTCACCCAAGGATTATAAGTTAGAGTAAGTTGCTTCCATAACCCTTCTGGCATCTCTCCACGAATAGACTCGTCAAGCGTACTAAACTCCTCTTCATCATCTATTTCATAAACTTCTTCCCACCAAATCCAACACAGCACACCTACTTCTACCGTGATACTCGTTAGTTTTAGTGGTTCATCGAAGCCCCTGAATAATATCTTCTGGCCTGTTACTAGGTATGTTGCTTCTAATGGGTTCAGCGTGAACTTCCACTTGCTTAATACGTCATACCTCTTACAAGCCTTCTTAAGTTCAGCGTAGGTGCTATCTTTATGGGTGTTGCCCGTTTTGCGCACACATAATAGGTTGGCTTGTGCATGCTTCATCAGGTTGTAGATGTACCACATTGCAGTGGTAGTTGACTTCTTGGATCCACGGCCACCCTTACACACCCGGTAACGCTGTTTAGTATCCCAGAAGGATTTATATCCGCGTCCTATTAGATCAGGCAGATATATCTCTTTAGTCTTCATTGTTTCACCCATCTTCGGCCTAATATGGACATCATAGCAATGTCGAGCATTCGGGAGATAATCAGAGGTTGCTTTTTTATCAAAAAACACGCTCTAAACAACCTAAATCAATAAGCTGCAAAACGTGTAAATCGCCTGTCAAAGCTGAATATGGCTGAATATGAGGAAATATTGTTTTAGCTACTTTACATAATATCACTTATAGGACTCAAGACACAATTTATCAGTCTTCTAGGTCTTTTTCGCCCTGGAATATAACCATATTGCCATTGACTTCTAATTTGTCTGTAAACATGCCCAGGTGCTTGCCGATCATGTCCAGGGCACCCTTCTTGTCGTGCAGCTTGAATGAGAATACTCCTTTGGGGGAAATGCTCACCTCTTGGATCATGGTGCCGTCAACTTGGTCACTACCATTCATTTCTATAATTTGAGCATAATCAATAATTGGCTCTCCTGTAATCTTGTCATGTTCTACAACTGTTTGTTCCGTTCTAAAGCTGAGAAAATCTTTTATATCAGAAAAGGCTATCTTGGCATACTCAGCGATAACACGCTCTACAGTGACCATATTGCGCCCTTTAAGCTCATCAATGAGTAAACTAAGCCTTGATGCTATCTTGGTATCATTAGCAAGCTTACAAGCGTTCTCGTCGACACTCTTATCTGTCATTTTCTCACAGTTATACGCCTGCTTATACGCTTCTCTTTGAGTTAAGCCAGAGAATAAGCCTTGGCAGAACTTTTCTTGTTTTATTGTTAATCCTACCATTGCGATTTCTCCTCCCTAATTGAAATCATTCTTGTTTATATAATCTCTCTGAAAACGTTTGACATAATCAATATATCCTGGTATTATAAGCCATAAGCAAATTTAAAGGGGAAAACACGCAATGACAAATCATAAAACATCACTTGGCACATACGAGGCAATGGAGAAAATGCGAAAAACTTGTGAATTCCTAGGAAGTTATAACTACGCAATGGAGGATGGAGAAGTTATAGCCGGAGAATGGCAAACTATTACAGAGGATGAATACACTCCAATAGTAAAAGTTGAATGTAAAAACGGTTATTTTTGTGTGACCGACTATACAAAAAACGTCGAGAAGTTGTTAAAGGAGGCAAATTAAATGATAGGCGAAAATTTTAAATTCTTAAACAGAAATATACAAAGCAAAAGCTCAAAAGTCGAAATCATCAAACTAAAAGATCAATGCAGGGAATTATATTATGTGTGTAGGGATGCAGGATATTTTGATAGTACAAAGCATGATAAATTAAGCAAAAAAATTGAGTGGCTAGAGTATCTATCGCAAGGAGGTTACTAATGCCTAAAGGAGGCAAGCGAGAAGGGGCCGGGGCTAAACCTCGCACCTCTTCACCTACTATCGTCAAAGGTGTTCGCTTTACTGAATCCGAATGGGATAAAGTCAAACTCCTATCTGCTAACCACAAAACTGTATCAGACTATATTAGGTTTAAGGCTCTCAGCTGATGAGGGCCTTTTCTACGCCACTATGATTGATCTAGCATCCCTCATCATCCGATCAAACTCTGTAAAGCCTGGCATATCCTCATATCTCTGTACAACATTAGCTATATCAGCACACTTGTCTTGCTCGCGATCCCACTTAACACATGTTCGACAGTTTACCCGGCTATCTCCATACTTGTCTATGTACTCTCTGCATGTCCTTGTGGCTGCCATGATTTCCGGCCTCCTTATATGTTATTTGAATATTCATCGCTTACCTCTACCTCGTGCGCACACGCCAAACAATAAATTATTGCAAATATATCACTTTCATTACTGGAGTATACATCGCCGTATAGTTGATATCCACATTTTGGACACTTCTCTTTTAAGGTTTGCATGATCCCCACCCCTAAAATATATTTACCCTATACCTCAGTTTGGTGTCTGTATATCGTTTGTAATGCGCTTATTTGTGATTGCAAGGCCTTTAGCCCATCCCGTCCGGCGGTCCACTCTGCCTCCGCTAGGTCACGTGCCCATTTACGGTCTGAACAATTCCCCCTGGCTAGATCTCCTATTAATGTTGCTGGTAGACCTTCTAGCCTTAGCTTCATAATCTCTAATGATAACTCTCTTCTATATGTGCGCTCAGCCTCGGCAGCTTTCCGAGCTAATACAAATAGCTCTGCCGGGCCTTTTGCTAGTCTCTTAGCTGATTCATGTATCTCTGAGGCTATGCTTTGTAATTCGATTGCGTTCACCTCTAAAAATAATTTTAGAATATCTCTATTTGCCTATTGACGCTTGCTTGCTTAGCCACCTCCGGGTGGTTTTTCTTTTTTGACATAGAAATAGACGCTCCTGTTTTTCGGAGCGTCTTCTGCCGTACATTTTCTATTACTAATTACTATTTCTGCCCAGTAAAACCTACTTGAGCACAACCGTTACCTCTAGTATACACTACATTGTCAATGATTAACAACAGTGTTATATTCACCTACTCAAATTCATTCCATTTGTAAATCGTTGGCTTTGTTCCCTTCGTTTCTTTCTTGCATTTCATCTTGCTTCCTCCGGGCTCTGACGGTCCTGACATGGTTTTCCACGGCTCTATGGCGGTTGGATTAGGTATTCTGTATTTTGCAAACCATGCCCAAAACTCATCCGTTCCTGTGACCTGGTCAAGCTCTTCCATCCACGTGCCCTTGATCTTATGCGCGCTCTCTATCGCCTCTTTTGTGACGACTTCCTCCGCTACTTTGGCGGCTTGGATTAGGATGTCCAGGTCAGAGGATTCCGGCTTGTATAGGCCTGCTTTGCACAGATCGACATTTTTACAATCTATGCAATTATTCCAACCATGAGGGCAGAGCATATCAAGTAGTTTCATTGTCTCATTCTCCCCACTCCTGTTTAATAAATATCGCCCAAACTAAGAAATATATTGCATCGGCGACATTGTGCGTAAAAAATAGATAAATACTGACCAACGCCAACGCTACACTTAACGCCCCTCTTATTTCGTTTAACATTTTCAATCTTTGCCCCCTCCGTCGTTCACGTCTGGCAAGGCTAGATAATATACCCAAAGGATTTTTAATCGGTGTATTATTTCTTCTGGACTCACATCAGATAACCTTCCCGTGCTTATGTGACCTTCCCTCGTTATATTTCATCTTTGTTACAATAGCTTGCTCAAGATCTATTCCATATCGTCCACAGGTGTCAAAGATGCGGATTATAGTATCGGCAAGTTCAACAGGAATTCCTTCCGGTTTATTTAGAGCGCAATTCTTACAGACTCCACATCCACCTTGACCAACATTTTTAATTTCTTCCATTTTGCATTTAGTATAAATTTCGGCAATACCTTTACCATTCCTAAACTCCTCTATTGCCTCGCTTAGTTCAGAATGCATTAAAACAACCTGTTCTCCAAAGCTTTTTTCTTCTTCCCAAAATCCCTTATTCACAGCATTTGCATGAGCCTCTTTAACTAATTTATTTATTAACATTAACTTCATCCTCCTCGTTTAAATACCCCTCAATGATCCCCTTCGCTTCAATCCATCCAAAGGCCACTTTGGCTAAATATCCCTGTTCGGTTGTTTTGCACTGCCACCATTTTTGCGAATCGCTCAGCCGTCCACCCTTTATTTTAAGCTCTATATATAGCCCGTGTTGCCCTTTACGTGAGACAGGTAACATAATATCCGAAACTCCCGCCAGAATGCCCTCACGCCTCATCCTAGCGCCTTGTATCGCATTTCTACTTGCATTGCCGTTGCCGATCGCGTGGAGTAGGGAAAGTTCTGGGTATTGGCCTTGCATTAGTTTGGCCCACTGGAATAGGGCTTGTTGTTCAATGCTTTCTTGGTGTTTCATGATTGCTCTAAGAGGTCTTTGTTTTCGTGGACGTTCCCAACGACCTCAATATATTTCGAGAGTATACTGCCGATTGGACAGTCTATTTTCTCTCCGGATAGGCAGTTAACCCTAAATGAACCATTTTCGTAAATGATCTTTTCTAACAATCTCCCCTCTTCTGGTTCATAGGTCCTGACTAAATCACCCTCAAAGATCTCAGTTTCAGCCTTGTCCTTAAGCCCGGTGAATTGCATTAGCTCAATCTCATCAAACCCATATTCCGAGGTATCTCCATTGCCAGCTGATAAATCCACTTCCACCGTTCGTGACGAGAAATCAATCATTTCAACAGGAACCAACCAAATCAGGTTTTTAATAAATGCCCGGAATTTAATCTCTCGAATACTCATCTATTTCCCCTCCACTTTTCCGCGAGATTCCTTAGCTCTGCCCCAGTCGAATAATCCTACGTTCGACCCCATGTCGTTTTCTTTTCTAAAATTCCAGACGGTTATCGTTGAGCATTTCATCTCTTTGGCTATTTCGCTGTCTTTTAGACCGTTTTCCCAAAGCTTGGTTAGCAAGGCCTGATTTACTAAGGTTTTCACAATTTTCTTGTTGCATAATAAATAATTTCGCTTACGCCAGCTTTGTATTGCTATTTTTGAGCAGTTGAAGTGTTCAGCAATTTCGGAATCAGTTAATCCGGCTTTCCAGAGCTTCATTGCATCCTCTGTAATAATTTTCATAATTCTGTCATGCTCCTTTTCTCTTTCCCTAAATCCACTTGATATGGCATGTTCTTCTGCCGTTTGGGGGACATGCCCCCAACTCCATATGGCGGCTGATATGTCCGGCTTTATCCCAGTTTGCCGACATAGGTCAGCACCCTTGGATAGTGCTATGAGGAATCTGCCCATTTCTTCTGCTTGGGTTGGCGTGAGGGCATCGCGGAAGTTTGGTAGGGGTTTGGTATATACTCTGGCTGTTTCTCCTAACATTAGTTGTCCCTCTGTCTCATTACATCTTTGGCAATGTTGTTTTTTAGTTGTTCTAAATTAGATACTCTCATTTTTAATTCAACTATTTTTTCATCAATCATTTTGTTTAGGTAAAATGCTACGGCCGCCATATGCGTAAGGCTATGATTTCTTAGTTCTGCACTTATATGTTGTCTGCTAACTCCGAACCTTTCTGCAATATCGGAAAATTTGTATCCCGTGAGTTCCTTGAATTTGCGTATCAGCTCTCTATCTTCCGGCATAAAGCTTGTTCCTCCTCACAAATAAAACTGCTCTGCTTCCTCTGTACTCATTTTCGTGACTTGCTTAGGTTCTGGCAATGCGTTTCGTTCTTGCATAGCACCTATTATCTGCTTTAAGGACTGAGGGGTCCTAGAGTCTATTACCTCGCGCTTTTGTAATGCTTCGTAAGCCATCCTGAATTGTCCTCGTATTACGTCAGGTTCTTCACATAAGCAAAGTTCTTTCCACCCGATTGCTTCAGTTGCTTTTCTGACTAAAGGTGATAAACTTTCTAGTGCTTCTTGCTGTTTGTAGCTTCCAAAGTTACGGATTGCTTTCAATACTTCGGCGTAAGCGTCGGGAGCAGGGGGAATGTTTGGTCCTGTGATCTCTGCTGCTGCGCCTCTGAATACTGCTGGCATTGGGAGGAATGGATTTTCTAGGGTGGCTATTACTTTTCTAGCCGCTGTCATAGCTATTTCAAAGGGTAGGTCATTCAAGGCGTCCCAATATACTTCCATTTTTTGATGGCTTGGCTTAGTGTCGGTCGTTACCGCTGTGATATAGGTATAGAACTTCTCGAATTCATTCTCTGTCATTCTCCCCTAGCCGCCTTTCTCATCGCACTCCATTGTTCAGTCACGTTTTTCTGAACTGGTTGGTTAGCCTGCCTGCCCACTTGTTTGATAGATTTCATCTTCATCGTTAGCTGATCGTATTTTTCTCGTAGCTTTTTCGTTGATAAAATATTCGCTTGCCAAAAACTGTCTTTCTGACACCAACGGATAACTTCTTGAATTTCAGACACGCTTCTGTTATCCGCCCGAATCATTAAGTCGATTTGTTTAGCCCATACTTGAAGATTTGGGTTCTTGATATTTGGATTGTTTAAAAGGATTAAACTATAAAGTTCACAAGCAAGGTAAATTTCAATTGCATCGTCGGAAAACTTGTTTGACGACAAAGAAGATATACTCTTCTTTTCATTCTTATCATTATTAACATTATTGTTTGTATCCGCGCACTGTTGTTTTACCTCTCCGCGCACTGTTACCTGAGCGTTACTTTCAATATCATCTACACTCTGATAAATGCAGTAGTTAAGCACGTTGTAGTGTGTTTCTTGACTGTTACCTCGATTGATGATTTCTATTAACCCATTCAAAACCATCCAATCAAGAATTTTGGCTATAGTTTTTGGGTTTGGAACCTTGAAAATACCCCTATAATACCAACCAACCCATTCTGCAATTTGCCGTATTGATGTTAATTTTTCACCCCTTTTTATCAGTTTTGTGGTTCCTTTATATGGAATTAGTTTACATGCGTGATTAGCTTCTATAATTAGCCTTTCAAACACTCTTGCGTACAAAGGGTCCTGTAAATAAATATCCTTTGTTACAATGTCGCGGTAAAGCTTTATCCATCCCGCCACCCGACCATCTCCCCTTTATCAAAACAGTGTCATTTGCTCACCGTGAGAATAGCCCGGGATTAACCGGGCTATGTTTAGTTACTCGATCCACCATTTACCATTAGATAATTGACAAATAAAACTGATACCACTGGGCAATACCTTCGCACCGAGAACCCTCATTCATTGATTCCCTGAGATAAAACTCTTGAAACCCATCGCCATCGTCACAATTCTTGCAACCAAAACAGTAATCCTCAGTTATCTTCCAGCACTCCGGATGGAGATATACACTAGACGCGGAACCGTCACCGGCAGAAACCCATTCTACCGCCTCTCTTCCCTTGGCGATTATTTTCCCACACGCAAAACATCTTCTAATCTTGCGTGTACTTTTTATGCTTGTTTTTCTTAGGAATTTATCCATATTTACAACTCATTTATTTAGTTTACAATTCGGTATAATGTATAGCACCAGTCAGCTGTTTTGTATGCTTGCAATAGTCGCAATTCTCACACCTAACCGGCTCCTCAATCCCCGCCTTAACTGCTAAAATCCTCGGCATATTGACTTCAACCTGGGCTAACTCCTTGACCAGTCTCTCAGAGTCAGTCATGTTAATTACGGCTTTATCGGGGAATTTTTCCTTGGAGACGGCGACGATGTAAAAGTCTAGCCAATCGCCGGATTCACGCCCATTTGCAATCCGCTCTACCTCAGAATAAATACTCATTTGTAGCAAATAATGATACTTTTCGACAAAGCTAACCTTCGCCCAATCTTCTTCACTCCAAACTTTGTCTGTAATACTTCGAGTGGTTTTCAGATCAAGGTTTCTTCGCTTCTCAAGGTTGTGGGAATCGATCATGATTTTCCACTGACATCCGAACATTTCAGCCGTGAGAATTTTTTCCTTTTGGCCCTCCAGGACGTACATAACGAACGGATCGTTTTGCAGGGTAGTTATCATTTTATCGGCATCAATGAATTTTTGAAGAAGTTCTCCGCTCTTCTTGAACATTTCTGGATGTTCTGAAATGAATTCCCTTTGCCTTCCCTCTTGCCATGAATGAACGTATGAACCGATTAACAAGGCATCCGAGGGTTCTTGTATCCAATCGCCGGATAACTTCGCTGTAGCCATGGCCTCGCACAATAAAAAATCCTTGTACTGGGAATTGCTCATATACTGGAAATTGGCTTCTTGGGAAAAATAGTTTCCCTTAGTTAGGACAAAGGGCTGATTAACTGGTAAGGTTAATTTACTTAGCTCTAGCATCGGCTTCCTCCATCGCAAGGATCTTAGCGTCTAAGGCTAGACTTGCAGCCTTGTCTAATTCGGTATTAGTTTTAAGTTCCTGAGTTGCCCTGAATTCGGCATCGATATCGCTTTCTTGAGCAGGGGGCTTGCTCAACTCAAAGTAGTCTTCCGGCTTACCCATGCCGTCTTTCATACTGTTGAAAATCTTAAATAGCTCAAGCATATGCTTCTCCGTGAATGATTCCGACTTCCTCCCAATTCTTTTTTCGACCATTTCACGAGTTACACCATAGGTTGCAAACTTATCCAACATCCTTTTTATGCGATCAGCAATCGGCTCTGCATTGTTTCTAGATAACGTCTTTTCGCACTCCTCGATGGCCGAATCAATTACATCCCTTGGCATTACGGCTAAGATACATGCTCGCTTCCTACGCGCCCCCATATTAGCCACCAGCTCGTAAATATCACGCGGATCTTCCAATTTTTTAGGTTCAAGTTTCTTGGTTTTGAAGTTTTTAACCCAGCGCTCATGCTTCACCGTAAATATCTTCTCATCCCTGAAATTAGTTTCAAGATCCCACGCAAATGCTATACAGGTGGATTCTCCATTCTTCTGCTCAAGCTCAATCACGCCAGTGGACATGTTGCCCCAATTTTGAGCTAATACCTCAGCAAGCCTGATTGATGGACCTGTGATGCTGTCATTGCCTCGCGGATAGGAGTATGATGCGATTTCTGCTAACGCCTTGCGTGAACATTCTTCCTTAATCCTTTTCCAAGAATCGAATTGATTACGGGGATATTGCTTCGCCATGAATACCATGCCTTGGATTTCCTGCGTATGTCTGCCAATAGTAGTCTGGACGGCTGTGCTTTGGGATTGTGCGCTTGACTTTTGCAGAGATAATTCGAATTCATTGACGCTCATCTAAATTTCCCCCTCAATCTTTACCGTTAATTCCGAATCAGTAGTTTCCAAAATAATATATTGATAGGCATCCTCAGCAATTTCTTTCTCAATCCACTCGCGGTCCGATGGATTGATCTTGTTCCAACCATCCAAGCAAATTAACTTTAATTCCCCCGCCTGAGCCTTGGCGACACGGAACGCCAGTTCTAGTTGTTCGCCCTCGCTCAGGCCATCGATGAGCGTCTGCCCTATCCTGATCAATCCCTCGCCATCCACCGTAATCCCTGGTATCGGCAGCGCCGCAATCTTCAATAGTTCCATTGGCATTTCGCGGCCTTTTTCAATTCTGGCAGTTAGGGTTTTGCTCAATTCTTCTTTCGGTGCCAACTTCTCACGGATTATGCTTGTCATGAGGTCGTAGTCGCGGAGGTAGCTCTGCATGTGGGCTACTTGATCGGCGGCTAGGGTTAGGGGTTCGACTTCGGCCGCCACAGTCTTGACGAGCGTTTCCCGAGCGTTCCCCACTTTGGCCTCCTCGGTTTTGATTCGCTCGATGGTTTTTTCGTCAATGGAAAGCAGGGATTGCTCTTCCAACTTGTCAATGTTTGCGTATTCTTGAGCCTTGGCCGTTACGGAATTTCTGTAATTAGTAACCTCGTCTCTAGCCTTTGATTCTTCATCGTCAAGGAGTTTCCCCACTTCGTCTTGAACTTCCATGGTATTCTTGTGTAACTGATAAATTGTCGCATCATACAGTTCCTTTGCCGCTTGTAATTTCTTCTGGTACTCAATGTCGATGGCCTGAATATCAAATGCCAATTTGTCATTTATGGTCTGATGTGAGGTAATAAGCTTGTCACCTATTCCGGCAATAATGTCCGTAGCCTTGTTAATTTTTTCATTAAGGAATTGATTAAATTCCCTGATCTCATTCCTCTTCTGGTCCATCTGATTCTTCTTGATTGCCTTATCTGTCTCAGCCTCAGCCCTAACGGTAGCAATGCGCCCTTCTAGCCCTTCAATGAGATTATTGGCAGTATCTATGCTTTTGTTAATCTGCTCGGCATCATGGACCGCTTTGTAATACTCAGCAACCCTCTTTTCTCTCCATTCGTTGCCGTCATAATTCGGTGGCAACTCGTTTCTATATCCGGCAACTTGAGCCTTAAGGACCACAATTTCGCGATTGATTGACTCCCTCTGCGCAAAGTAAAAAGCGACGATCTGACCGAGGACTTGGAGGATATGAGCCTCATAGTTGATACCGTCAGGTATCTCGCCGAACCAGTTTGTAATGTCGCCCATCGTCCATGGGATTTCCAGCATGTTGAGAATGATTTTTGCTTGTTCCGAAGGATTTTTTTCGACAAACTCCAAAGGTCTGAACAGGTCCCCATTAATAAACTGTTTAAGATATTTTTCCGAACTTGGGGCCGCTTCACCGGGTCTTCTGACTTTGAGATAGTCCGTTTTGTTGGTGCGAATTTTGCGATCGATCTCAAGGCCGTCGTCCGTTTGAATGAAGATGGTTGCCTCTTCTTCGCCGTGACGAATGACTTCGGCGCGCTCGTTCTGGTTAGTAAATCCCTTTTGGATGGATTGGATAATTGAGGTCTTGCCCTCACCTTTTCTCCCTGTGATGATATTGATTTTTCCAAGGTCTAATTTGAGTTCCTTTATCCCTATGAAGTTCTTTATTTCAATTCTGGATACTCTCATTTCATACCGCCTCCATCTCTCAAAATCCTCTCCAAATACCACGGTTCCAGAAACGATTGCACTTTCGTAACGTTCACGATATAATCAGGGTGAGATATTTCCTCTTCGGCTCCCTCTGGCAAGGGGGCCTTTTTCGCGTCCGCATAGTCATGTGGTAATGACTTGTCGTTCCATGCTTCATTTTTTGCCTCCAAGGCAGCGGACACCGCGCTGACCTTTTCATCCGAGGTATAGCTTTTATCATCGATAATCGCGGTAATAACTCCAATAGCGTAGGCAGACAGGCTTGATTTGCCTAAAAACTTAGCTTGTTTAATCATCATTTCTTTATAATTCAAAATGTCCTTCCTCCTCATCTAACCTTTATCAGCGTTCGTGTCGCGCCCGATACCCGATGTTTCACTGTGAAACATGCCGGGCCGTCGCGTACAATCAACCAATTCAGGGGATCAAATCTCAACGACTTGAGTCTGATTTTCTGCGCCCGTGTGGGATTCCGTCCGTGCTTAATAGGTCATTCCTCCTCTTTCATTTCTCTTTGGGCTTTGGTATATAAATCAATAAGCGATTTCATAGCCATTCGATTCAAACCGGACCAGTTCTGATCATGATCGGTTAAGTTTGTAACAATAGGGTTTTTGTCGTACATGAACGCCCACATTGTATCCATGTCTTCTAACGTCACGCTGTTTTCTTTAAGAAATTTTCGTATATTTTCGAAGTCTGCCACCTTCATTCCTCCTCCTCCCGTTTCATTTCCTCCAAGTCTGCAACGGTAAACGCGTCTCTTCCCATTTGTGCAAATCGGGACTTCGTACAGTAATCGGCGTCACATAGGGCAGTGATGAAATAAGGGGTGTCTACCATGGTTAATCCCTCCTACGATTTTTAGCTATTGGTTAGCCTTGAAAAATGCTTTACGCCATTCTCGCAAATAAAGTCTTTGATTTTCCGCACAAATTTTGCAAGGTAACTCCCCCTTGCGAACATGGCGTTTCGCTCCACGAGCTGAAATTTCTCCTTTTTCCATAAATCCGCACTCGGGAACCTCTTCGAGAATTTTTCTTTCCCTCACTGGATGTTTACCCTTTAACGCATTTGATATTTGTTCTTTCCTTCGCTCGCCCATAAATGGAAATATTTTATTTGCAAGTTCTAGAATTTCATTAGTCCTGGTAACCCTCCATTCCCACATGCAATCATAGTTTAAATATGCTTTTCTCTTAACAACCTTCCCGCAACCAACTATGTCGTAAAAACGTTTTATGATGTCCTCGTCTTTCATTTTTACAGACATTACAAAATTTCGTCTTTTGTCGTTTCGATAAATATTTCCTTCTCCCTCGAATATCCCTATTGCCCACTGATTTTTTCCATCGTTGATTAGCAATAGATCCACCTCTTTCAGGTATTATTGGTTGCTTCTAAAAAACGCTTGAGCAAAGCCGGCGGGGGTTATACTCCTCCGGGCCTGACGCTTATCTAGCCCACAGCCTTTGTTGTAAATAAACCCTTCTGGAAACTCTGGCAAGTCGCATAATAATCTTGTATCAAACTTTTGCTTATCATATTCAACCGGCGATTTAACCGGAGGATTGTAATATCCCCAGAGTTGAGTCCTCTTTTTATATGGGTCGCCATAATCATAAGGGCTGAATTCTAAGGGTGGTTTTCCGAGAAAGTATTTCAGGAATCCTCTTGGATTTTCGAGTGCCCAAAACTTCAAAGTTGTTACCTTGGCATTTTTATGGGGTAGTTCATATTGTTGTTGCCAGATTATCTCCAAGCACCTTTTAACAAGTTTCATGGCCGGCTCTAGCTCCCTATCCCTTACTACCGTGCGGGTCCGCGCTAAGGAAGATTCTGTGCAAGTTGGTGCGGCAAGTATTCCATAAGCGTCTCTTGGCGGTTCATAAGTAAATAGATCATGCTCAGGCAATGTAATAACTCGGACATCGTATCCAGCGTCCCTATATGGCTTGCTCCATGAACCCGTGCTAACCACCACATAAGTCTAAAATTATCTTATTAGAATTATCGTGGTTCATTTGCATCATCTCCTTTATAAACCTTCGCTTCCGGTTTGGCTTTAGTTTTTTTATTGACCTCTCACTACGGTCAAGCATGTGTTCAAGTCCTGACATGGCCTCACGCTTTTGCTTGCGGGTTTCTTTTTTGACTCCCCAAACAAACTTCTGGACGCATCCCGGAAAAGTTTTCTCCATGTACTCCCAATAAGATAATCCTGCTTTCTTGGCGTTTAGGCTGGCTTCATTCGCTGGATTTGGCATTTGATTCACCCAATTTGAATAATGGCGTAATTAGTGAATGGTGTGCGTCGCAATCCAGCCACCCACCCTGATAGGCTAGTACATGGAATTAAAAGAGCCATGTTTTTTTGGGGTATAATCACATAAAGCATATTAGCATCCACCCTCCCCTTTTTTACTTGACGAACACTCAACCCGAAGGGAGCATCCAAGCCATTCCTTTATTTATTTCGATTCCCAGCGTATCGAAAGGCTCCAACTTTTCAGGCTTCAGATTGCGGACCTGTCCAGAGTTCATGATTAGGTTCCAGTTGTGTTTGTGCCGTTCTTTTTTTTGTTCAACCCGGTATACCTCGACTTTGCGCTTGAACCAGTCAATTTTGAGCAACTTCCGG